ATTTTCTTATCAGTAAGATGATCATAATCTGTGATATGAAAAAAGGCTATATGCAATAACTCATGTTTTAATAAACCTATATGTTGTTTTGCTTCTAGACTATTCCAGAATTCTTCATTAAGATATAATTGATAGTTAATTCCTAATCTACTTACACCTGCTGTGGGTACTTTTGTACTCCATTGTTTATTTAACATAATAAGAAAGAGACCATAAAATGGTTCCTTCAGCATTAAGTCTTTACTAGCCTTGGCTAACTCTTCACTTTTGTTTTTCATTGTCTTTAAATTTTGTTACTATCTCTAATTCACTCATAAAGTCAAATGAATTTATTAAAGTATCTTTTAAAAATCTGCTAAAGTCTGCCAAGAAAAAATTTAAGTTTTCTTCTTTGTTATCTTGGGTTTTAATAATTTCAAGTATATCTCCATACTTAATCATATTATTACTTGGCTTAAACCCTAAAGAACTATGATACTTTAACACTTTTGGAGAATTAGCTTTCCATAATGAATATAAAACATCAGCATTTCTTCTTAAAAATAAAGTATATATTAATGATTTTTTTTGGTCTATATTGTTAATACATTCTAAAGCCAATATTTTATCTTCATCATCTCCACTAAACATGTTTAATAAAGTTTCATATGACTCAGAATCTAGAACTAATTTATCCTTTAGTCCTCTAATTTTAATGTTTTTATCATCCATTGTGCTGTTGTTTTATTTACTATATTATCCATCCATTCTTTTGCTGAAGGAATATAATTATTGCAGTCTTCTTTGACATGTTGTTCTCCAATGTATCTTATGTATACCCTTTTACCTACAGAGTTAATCATAAACTTTCCAAAGATTTCTTCCAATTGAAAGATACCTTCAGAGTGATGTCTAAACATTCTATGATAAGAATGACCTATCCAAGCTTTAGTTTCATCAAACCATTCATGATATTGTAAATACTCCTCAGGCTCTCCACCCCATTTTTTTGAGGAGGAAATACTATGTAAATAAGGATGTGCCATTATTCTTGAATTAAATAACCTTCATGATGATAGTCTTCAGTTTCTGTAATATAAATATGATTTTCTATTTCATAAGTATTATTTATAAGATCTATTCCTACTACACCATATCCACCATCATTATTGTACCAATCTTCTATTGTTTCTAAAAGATTATATACATATTTTTCTAATTTTTCATGAAGTTTTTCATAATCTTTTTCAATAGTAACAACTTCATTTACTTTATTATGATATGTAACATTATCTATACACCCTGAATCTCCTGATCCTGAATATTCAATTGTTATAAAATGCACACCTAAATCTTTAAGTTCTAATATTATTTCTATATTACTTATATTTTTCATTATTGTTTTTGTTTAAAAAACCTGCCAAGGATATTACCATTCAAGAACATATCATTCTCTAGCACACTATATAAAAACTGATGTCTTACTTCTTGATAAGTTAGTTCAGTTTTACTATAGCATATTTTTAAGATTTCTCTCTTGATTACAACTGCATCTTTATGAGCCTGTTTTAATGTATCATTACTACTATAGTAGTTTTGATAAGCAGATTTGGTTATTACTTTATATTTTTTAAGTCTCTTGTCTGTAGGAGTAGCCTTTTTACTTAATTTAGTTTTAGTATTAGAAAAGAAGTTCTTTTTTCCTATATAACTAACAGACTTACCATTTATAACAGCTGACATTTGATATACAAATCCTACTGCTCCATCTGGAATATTTATGTCTTCAAAGACTATTCCTTTATATGTCCAACTCATTGTGTGCTCATGTTTCTTAACATTGTTATTAACTCTCCTTGAATCATTTTATTAACCTTAGATAATATTTCTATTTTTAGTTCTTCAGTTAATGGTTGCTCAGGTAAAGTCATTACCCAGTCTTCAAGTTCATTCATTGTAATGCTTGCTTTAATAATGGAGTTAATTTTTCTTTTACCTTTAATAAATTATAATCTCTTATTGAATCTGATAAATCTTTAGACATCTCTAATATTACATAAGGTATATTATATTTGTCTTTGTACTTTTTCATAGATTCAATACCAGCAGGATCATTATCAAATAATGTACATATACCTTTATACTTATGTTTATAAGCACTAATCATATGTTCTGGGATTAATGTATTTTCACTATCAGGAGCTATAGCTTCTGCATTTTTATAACCAAGTTTAGTAAAGGCCATAATATCCTTTAAAGAACTGCAGATAATTAAATATGGTACTGTCATAGTTAATTGATCTGAGCCTTGGATATAATCCTTAACCTTAATAAACTTATAGTCTTTTACATAGGGATGGTAAATCTTATATAATGTCCCATCTTTTCTAAAATAACCATAGCTATTATTACCTTTAATTGTAATCTCTTTAACATCACCATCTTCTTCTTTCTTAATAGTATAATTTAATAATGGAGCTACTTTATAAAATTCTAATAACTTAGAACTTATATAAAATTTAGTCCAGAATTTTTCATCAAGATTAGTCCATGCTCTTTCAGTAAAATCTACTACTTGATATTTAGATTTCTTTTTAAATTCTCTTATACTATAATCTTCTTTATTAGTAAGGACAAAGTGATTATAATCTTGAATTATCTTATGAGCTGTCTCTCCTCTAGTTGTTAGTTTAAATAATTCTTTAACAAGATCTAAGGCATCTCCTGTTTTACCACTAGAAAAATCTTTATATCTATAAACTGAACTAGTAGACAAAAACACATACATTGAGGGAGTTTTATCAACAGGATTAAATGCTGATTTTATTTTTACATCTTGACCAGTTAATTTTTCTGTCAATTTTAAATAATATTCAAATATCCATTCTCTAGGAACATCAGTAATTGATGTTATTAATGATTTTGTACTCAGCATAAATTTTAATGTAAAAGGGGAGTTATTAGCTCCCCTTGGTTATTATAAATCAAAATCTGAACCTGCATTGGTAATTATATCAGAGCCAGAATCTAAACTAGGAGATGATCCAAACTCAGTAACTGTTTCAACTTTTTTCTTTTTGATATGCTCTTCAGGTTTAAACTTTAAAAGTTTACTTGGATTTGCATCAGCTGCTTCTAAAGATATACCTTCTTTACTATATTTAGGTAAGAATAATTCATATCCAGTATAACCAGCTTTGTTGATATACTCTTTACCAGCAATACAGAAATTAAAGAATTTATCTTTAAAAGGTTTATCCTTAGATAATGCTTTAAAGAATGATTCAATTGTATCATGTTTACCTTCTTGCTTATTTAACCAGTCCATGCAATTTGTATTTATACAGAACTGCTTTAATGCTTTTAACATTTCTTGGTCTCTGCTTACAGCAATACCAGACTTAGTTTCACCATCTGCAAAAGCCCATTCAGTTAATTTAACTGTACCTACTTTACCAGCATGTCTTCCTAACTCAGGTTTATCTTTATCAATATAGAAACCTTCAAAATCAGAACCTAAATCTTCACCTTCTAAATTTAATAAAATGTGATATCCACCTTCTTTAAACTTAAACTCTTCAAGAGTTACATTATTGATTTTGCATAATTGATTTCCTGGTTCTAATGTTTTCATTACACCTTCACCACCAATTTTGATGTCTTTTGTACTTAATTTTCCACTCATTTTGTTTATTTTTTATAGGGTTATTTTACTTCTGTTGCTGTTACATTAATTACTTCTGCTATAGTGCCATCATCATTTCTTCTGATATCTGATTCCTTTAAGAAAGTATCAGCCATTTCTTCTGCAGTGTACAAACCTAATAATAAATCTGCACCTATTCTGTTGGCACCTTTGGCTATACATCTAGCATAAAGCATTTCTCTTGGCATTCTTTTCCAGTTGTCTTTAGTAGTTAACCCTTGACCTTCTGCATCTTTCCAAGTAAAACTACAAGATTCTTCCATCTCATCTCTTACAAATACAATAGTAGTTCTTCTATCAATTGGTTTTGTACCATCTGGTTTAGGAGCTATTGTATCCACAGATCCATCAGGATATACAAATACACCATCTTCTTTGGTATAAAACTTTACACCACCTTTTCTTAATAGTGCACCTGTAGCTTTTGCTGACAAGCTTAACTTACCTTGAATAGGTATAATGTAGTGAAATGCTTGCATTGTAGGGAATCCTAACTCTTTACCCATCTGGGCAATAGTAAAGGCATCTTCCACAGTTTTAATGTGGGTTGGTAATTTCTTTGAATCTATCAAAGTACTTAAAAATTGCTTTAAAGCATTTTCTGTTGTTGTTACTTGGTTTTCCATTTATTTACTTTTTATTATTTCATTTAACCATTCTTTTTTACTCACAGGTTTCTTCAATATAATAGCAGCAAAATCTCTGATAGTCATCTCTGTTATAGGAGTTTCCTTATCTGTCAATGTTACTGGACCACTAAAATCAAAATCCTTGTTTTCAATAATTTCTTTCTCTGCATCTGTTTCAATGATAATTTCCTCTTTATTAACAGGATTAATATCATCTTCTGTATATCTCTTGACAACTACTAGTTCTGATAATGGAATAAGATATCTCAATTTATTAAGATCAAGTTCTTGAGTTTTTTCATATTCTTCTCCAAAATGAGGATTGAATTTCCATTGGTATAAAGCTCTGTCTTCTGCTTCTGGAATTAAATCTCTGGTTGTTCCTTCTATAAAAATATCAGATCCTCTGCTAATTTCACTATGAAAAAAGCTGGTGTAATATTCTGATTTACCAGTTGGTTTATATATTAATTTTCCATATAATGTGGGATTTACTAACCCCATTTTTTCAAATGTTGGCTGATGAAACTCTCTAAGTTTCTTGCCATTCTCTCTTTTATCTACTGTTTCTAATGCCATAATTAAATAGTTAATTTTCTATCTTGTGTTGGAGGTGCATCAATTGAATGCAATCTCATTTTGTTATACTCTGTTCTAAAAAAAGCTAGACCAGTATCACCATTTCTTGATTTAAGAAAATGCATAGCTAATATTTCAGGATCTCTGTTTACAATATATCTTTCTACACCATAAAATTTAATTTTCTGTTTACCAGGTCTATTAAGTCCTATTAGTGTATCTGCATGTTGAAGTAAGGCATCAGCACCAAATATATCAGATTCAAGAATAAAGTTACCATATTTACCATCTTCATTTCTCTCAGGGCTATCTATATTTCTATTAAGTTGGCTGAGTATGATGAAAGCTATTGGGTATCTTTTTTTCAAGTAAGTAAGAGCTTCACCTAATGAATTTAACATATCATTCTTATCTTTCTCTCCTTTACCTTTCTTTAACAGTAAAGAGTGATCTAGAGTTATGATGGTATTAGTATACATTCTTTTAGTTACCTCTTTATCTGTAACTAAAGTAGAATGTACTAACATATACTCATGAATAATTTCTTTAAATTCTTCTACAGTACATGCTTCTTCTACAATATCAATAGTTCTTTGTTTTATAGTCTTAGCATAAAGTCTACAGCTTTCAAACTCTTGGTCAGTAAGAAGACCTGTTCCTTTATCAGCACTACAAAGCTGTTTATAACTTTTACCAATGTGACTAGAGTATTCCCTGATAATAGAATTCCTACCTAACATCTCAAACTGAAACTCAAGTACTCTGAATTTCATATCTGGATTGTAATCAAATGCACCATTAACTAATAAAGTCTTGATAATAGTCTTACCAGTTGCAGGTCTTGCACCAATAACAGTAGTACTATGCCACTCTATACCATCTAATGTTGCATTATTGAAACTTTCCCAAGGAGTTTTGATACTTGTAATAGTGCCTTCTTTCCTACCTTTTAAATAAGTCAAAGATTCTGTGAGAGCATCAATTTGAAGCTTCCATTTTGTTTTACTCATAATTTATTTTGATTATTGTTTGTTGGTTACTTTAGCAAATTTAATAAAAAATTATGATATTTAAAACACTTTTTCTTTAAAAGGATCTTCTTCATAATCTTCACCATTAAGTACTAAATCACAATAACTTGCTAAATCTGATGCCCAGCTTTTATCTTGTTCTTGTTTTCTGATAAAATACTTAGAAGTTCTGGTATATTTATACTTTTTAGCTTCTTCAGACTCTAAATACATCTGAGTTGCTAAATAAATAGTATCCCAATCATAGTTATATTCTTCAAAGAACCATCTAAATGCTGGTATTATTTCTTTAATAGGAGCTCTTGCTGCCTTATTACTCCCTAATTTAATTCTAGGAAATATATTATTATATTTTTCTGCATTAGTTTCAAAATCTGTACCCATGATTGAGTTATTAGATTTCTTGAGTTGTACTGCAAAATAAGATTCTACTTTACTAATAAGGCTTTTAGCCTTAGGAGTTAAACTATAATTATTTTCTTGCTTTACTACCCATTCTTCTAATAACAAATGCCTAAGTTCTTGATGCATATTTACATCAGAGGAAGTTAAACTATATTGCATGCAATAGAGCACATAAAATTGATTAGGAGTCAGATTCTCCTTGGTCCAATGGTTGAATATCACCAACAGACCCATTTGCTTTTTCAAAGTCATCATGTAATGTTAATAAAATTTCTAAAGTTGTATTATCACCAATATCAACAAATGTTTTAATTTTATTAATACCATGTAGTACAGTAGCATGGTTAAAACCAAAATATTTACCAATAAATGTGAGGGTATATCCCATTTCATGAAGATAGTAAAACATTGCATGTCTATAACCAATTAACTTACTAATTCTTGTTTTAGATTTTACACTATACATTTCACCTACTTCAAATCTTATCCACTTATTAGTAATATTTTCTACTTCTGACACAGATAAAGCTGCTAATTTATCTATATTTAGATTATACAACACCTTTGCAGTAATATTATATTTACCAAAAAACTCAGTAGTAAATGTGTCAATGTCTTCTTTCATTTCAATTAGAGTTTGTTCTTGGGTTTTTTCTACCATATTATTTTTTCATTAAATTGTTTTTCTATTAAATTACTCACATCATTAAACATATTATTACAATCCCACAAAGGTAGGTCTTTATATGCTGCAGAAGCAGGATGACTAGTAAATATTTTATAACTATTGTTATCTGGTACAACATCTGCCCATTCTTGTGCTTTTTTACCCATAAATACATAGATTAATCCAGGATGATTATGTGTTAGGTAATCAAACAAGAAAGACATAAAAGGTTTCCATAAATCATAATGAGACCCTATTTTATGAATAGTAGTAGTAAGAGCACAATTGGTCATTAGAATACCTTGATTAGACCATCTGGCTAAATCAGGATCCCACAAATGACCATCAGGATATACTGTTTGATCTATTGCTTTAAACATATATCTTAGTGATGCTTCTGGCTTACCTATGTTACTACATGAGAAAGCTATTCCATCTGCTACATATGGTTGAGGATAACTATCCTGACCCATTATTACCACTTTAAGTTTGTCTATAGGGCATTGTTCAAATGCTCTAAATACTTGCTTTAAAACAGGAGTAAATCTTTTACCTTCTTTGGCTTCTTCTAGTAACCTATTAAGTACTATGTTAAAATCATCACTAAGAATAAAAGTTTTAAGCTTATCTCCCCAACCTGATGGTTTTAAATTTTCATATAATTTAGTTTTTATTTCATCTAAATTAATATTATCTAATTTATTCATTTTTTTATATATTTGCATTATGGAACAAACAATTAAATATAAAACATTACCATATGATGCTTTAGTAGATATTAAAATATCAGGTACTTTTTACAAACAAATAGTAAATTTATTAACTGCTTTAGGTGAATCTGTTCCTTTAGATGAGTTTAAAGAAGTTCTTGAAAAATTAAAAACTAATGATCCTCCTAAAAGTATCTTTGAATTAAATGTTCACACTTTAGTTAGTTTAATCTATGAGATTGAGACTAAGGCTGAAGAACAGAAAAAAACCAAAGAAATTGAGATAGATTCTAAAACAGGTCAACCTGTTACCGGAAGTTAATACCTACAAAGTCTCCTCTTTCTATTAAAGTCTGTATTGTAAGACCTAGTTCATCTTTAGAACAATCTGCAAATGATCTGCAATAAGCTTCTCCATCTTTGTCAAAGCATAGACCACTTGCTATCTTGATATCTCTTTCTGTGTTCTCAAAAGTTTCACCTATTTCTTTAGCTAACTCTCTGATACAAGCTTTAACTTTAGCAATCTGAGTAAGAGTACCATCATCTAAGTTTGCATCAAAGAAGGCATGTATTACATGACCTTCTTCTAAAGAGTTTACAAATAGCTTATATAGTTCAGATTCAGATTCTTTTTTACATACTAATCTACCATCTACCTTTTTTAAGATAGTACTGAATATAGCTTCTTTGCTCATTACTTTGACTTTGAATTGAGCTTTTTCCATAAAGACTTAGCTACTTTTAAAGCTTGTTTTTCTTGTGGATTTTTACTGTATAGTGCTTTTCTAGCATCACTATCTTGTTCTGCTGTTGTTACTTTGGTATTTAACATGTTTATTGGTTTTAAATTAATTATTCTGAATAGTACATGTTAAGTTCATGGACTTCTTCTTTAGCTTCTTCTAAAAGCTTATTAAGAATAGCTTCAGCATCAAATCCTGGATTAATAGGTAGGCCAAATCTATCAGATGCAAAAAATTGATAAGGAAAATATTCATCAATATTAAGTTCTTCTAGTTTAAATCCTACCATACCTCCTTGAATAAGAAGTTTAGCTACTTTAACTACTGTATAAGTTTCTCCTTCTACAACCCACTTACTAGTAGGTATATCATTTGGTTTATTTTTAGCATTTATGCACTTAACTTTAAAGGGCAGTTTCACTTCCATCATTTGTATCTTCAGCTGGGTTATAATCTGGGTTCCATTTATAATCTGTTGATTCATGAGGTACAAAATGACCTGCTTGATGAGATACAATTCTTAATTGTCTATGATAAGTTTCCTCATCATCTTCATGAATAGTTACTGCACCTATATCTGAAGGCATAAAGTTATCATCACAATTATAAAGAGTTACTTTAGTAAACACTTTTATATTGTTTTCATCATCTGTTTTGCTTACAGGGGCTGGTATAGTTATTATTTTTAACCTTTTACCATCTATTTCTAATGCTGTTGTTGCCATTTTACAAATATATTAAAATCTTTTAATGGTTACTATGTAAATTACTTTATTTACTACAGGTTTTAAATCTAAACTTATATAACTAATCATAGGATTCTTAGGAGGAACCATTAGAGTTCTAAATGATATCTCTTTAAGACCTGCTTTATAATCCCAGGTATTCATCCATTTTATAGGATTATTTAATCCTTTTACATTTGTTTCTAAGGGTCTTAGATGTGAGTTTTGCATGAGGGTAATTTCCTCTTGTTTGTTTAATGCCATATTATTCTATTTTTACTGATAAGTGATGTTCTTGTAATGCTTCATAAATAGGTCTTAGTTTATTATAAGAACCATGTTTAACATCACATTTACCATTATGATGTACTATGAGAGCTATTTGTTCTGCTTGTTCTTTGCTGTGGTCACAATATAGCATTAAACAATTAATGACATGGATAAAATTATTTACATCATCATTGTAAAGTATAATAGCCCTACTAGGCTCTATCATTTCTTTGATCTCAGCTTCCAGCTGAATCTCCACTATTGGGTCCATTGTTGGTGTTTCCATCTTTTGCTTTTTTAATTACTTGATCTCTTACATCATAGGTTAGATCCATTAATAAATCATATATTTCTTGCTGTTCTTTTGAGTCTTCATCACCTTCTTTATAGTTGGTTAATTTATTTAAACCTTCTTCATATTCTTTTACAACATCAAACAATTTTTTAAAGTAAGCTTTAAATTGATGTTTATGCTCAGGTAATGTATGAATTAATTCTGATAAACATCTTACATGTGCAAGTAATAATGTAATATTAAGGGTATGTTCTGGTTTTAAGTGTTGGTGGCTCATATATTATTTTATTCAGGTAACTCCCCAGGTTCTTTAATTCTATTTTCATTAATGTGTTCAAAATCTGAATCTTGTAAAAGAGTTGGGTCACAACATATAAACCAATATGGTTTAATAGTTTCATATAATTTGAAAATAGAATATTTAGCTATTTTATATTTTCCTTCATATTTAACCCAATAATATCCTTCTTGTCTATCCATTATTTCATAGTATTATCATTAGTATTATAACCTTCTTTGGTTACACTCCAACCTTTATTTGACATAAAGTATTCACAATCTCCATCTACCTGTTTAAAATTAGAATAAGATTGTCTAAATTCATTTGGTTTAGCTGTACTTCTTAAACAATCTTGTTTAATAGTACATGTATTATTTAAGCACATTGATATATCCATTATTTAAAATAAGTTTTTGTTTTTATAAATAAGTAATTTTTGTTTGATCATA